CGTACATCATTGGATGTCTTGCCACTAGGCATATACTTGACTTGGAATGCACCTGACTTCTTACCAATCATCTTGACTTTCATTTCAACGTCATCAATGTTCTTAAACACATCACGACTTGGAATGCCTGTTGTCATACTATCAAGTCTCATACTAACTAAGCTCTCTGCAAGCTCTAGTGTCAAGTAGATTACGTTCAAGCCTTTCTCAGCCATATTAACACCGATGTTAGCAAGGAACAAACTCTTACCTGCACCCGAACCACCTGCAAAGATATTCAGTTCGCCTCTGTTAAAGCCACCAAATAGTTTCTTGTCCATAGCTGGCCAGCCTGTGCTTACCTGTCCGTTTGTACTCTTGATGCCTTCTAGTCTTGCTCTTGGATCAGCATAGTAGTTTGTACCCAAGTCTTTCTGCAAGCCAATCTGTACAGCCTTCTTAACTAAGTCCTCACACGCACCATACTCACCGCTTTCAAGTAAGTCAGCACTCTTTAGGATCGCCGCTTCTAGTGCTTTGTGTTTACTAAACGTTTCAAACTCTGCAAGCAACCAATCATAATGATTCTCTTGTAGCTCGCCTACTTCTTTTAATTTAACATCAGTTGCCGCATTAATCATATCAAGCGTAGGCAATGCATTGTGTTCCATAACATAGTTGTTAAGAAACTCTGCCGGTGCTTTTAATCTTCTGTCAAAACTATTCGGATCAAACACAGCCTGACAGCGTACAAAGCTCTCAGCATCGCTCATCATCATTTCTAGATATACTTTCTGTATATCATACCCATAGTCTGTGTTTTGTCTAGTTGTCATCTGTAGCCTTTGTACATACTTTTACATTATACATTATAGCAAACTCTTGAGCATCTGTCAAGTCATTTACCATAGGTTTGCCTTTGATATTTAGTGATGTATTTAATAGCATAGGGCATCCTGTTTCTTCGTACCAACGTTCTAACAATCGTCGTATGCCGCTTCCATCTGCTTCAACAGTTTGTACTCTGCTTGTTCCATCCACGTGGGTGATGGCAGGATACAAGTCTGGATGGTTGCATTTGGAGGTATACTGCATAAAGTTATTGTAGCATCCTTCAAAGTTATCACCTGCATGTTCGTAGAGCACCACGGGGGCAAAGGGTCTGAATTGCTGTCTTTGCTTGATGTCATTGACTCTAGACTTGATATCGTTGCCACGGGGATCAGCAAGTAGGCTACGGTTGCCAAAAGCCCTAGGGCCAAACTCCGCCCTGCCATTCGCAACGCCCACGATTCCCGTTGTCTTGAGTTCGTTAATGATTTCTTCAACTGGATAATCTCCTTCAATGTTGTAGCCTAGGTATGCGTGATCCATAGGCATATGTTCTTTCTTGTGTGCTAGTACCGCTCCAATAGCTGACCCTGCATCACCCGGGTTAGGCATAATCCATACATCGTCAAAGTACTTGTAGGCTAAATGGTTAGCACTACAGTTTAATGCACACCCTCCCATAAGAACTAAGTTATTGCTCTTTGTATTCTTCTTAGCCCATTCTAATATTTGCTCTAGGGTAAACTCATATGTCTTCTGGGTTGCGGCTGCAATGTCAAACATATCCTGCTCTGTAGTAAGCTCTGGCTTCCAATGCTTGCACCCTCGATGTAAGTTGTCTTTGTATCTAATGTCAGGCCCATCAACGTAGTCAAACATTTCATACATGTCATTCCATAAGCGGTTAGGGTCGCCGTATGCAGCCATACCCATAAGTATATACTCGTCTTCATTAGGTTTTAATCCGATACGCTGTGTCATTGCACTGTACCACAAGCCTACCGAGTGCGGATACCTTTGCGAATAGATTTTTTTAAGTTTGGTTCCTGTGGCTTCCCAAACAGTGAGTGTATCAAACTCTCCAATACTGTCAATACAAACAACAGTGGCTTCTCTAAAAGGACTAGTATAATAACCGGCAGCAGCATGGGAATGATGATGAGAAACAAACCGAACAGGAACATGTATCCCATAAGATTGAAGATATTTCTTAATATTGTTTTCCCTAAAGTTGAATCCTTGTCCTGCTCGAAGCTGTCTAAGAGTTTTTCTAAAGGGTCTTTCGTACCAAATAATTTCATCAGGTTCTCCCCATTGTCGTGCATAGTTAATTATCTCTTTATTAAGATGCGGATCGTTCTTGATTCCACTAAACCGTTCAGTGTGGCTTGCAAACTCAAGTCCGTCTTTACTAAACACTGCTAGGGCAGCATCATGACTGTTAGCTGAAATTCCCCATGATATCATACGTTATATTTTTTCCAAAGACTATGTAGTATGTAAAACCATACTCCGTTAATTGCAGGTTCAATTAATGCAACAGTTCCAGCTTCTAATAGACTTGCTCCTGTCATAGTACTAACAACAGTCATGGCAATAACAATATGCCCTAACGTATATATTACTGCTAACACTACACTATTACCTTTTATTAGATTCTTTAAAACTTCAAATATCCCTGTTTCAAATTCAGTCTTCATTGTACTACCTTTCTATTTGTATATAAAAGGATCTTGCTTTTTAAGTTCTTCTAATCTTTTCTTAAAAGCTCGATGCTCTTTCCATTTTGTATATGGAGTGATTAACCAACGCCATATTTTTTTTAAGTAAACCATTTCTTTGCTCTCAATCTTATTTTTATCGGACTATGTTCTGCTGTAATAGCAATATTATGCAGGGTATATAGTCTTCCGTATTGTTGTACAGAATCGCCAATATCATTTATATCTGAATGCCATTCAGGCATACTAACACTCCATCCTAGCTCAATAGCACGTTCAACTAACTTGCTACCTGCTTTATCTCTATCAGGAACTACGACAATTTCTTTCTGCAGTCTATTTAACAACATTGCTTGTTGGTCAGAAATTTCTGAGCCGCCTAGCGCACAGCCTTCTACGTGTATAGCATCTAATTGTCCTTCGCATAATATAGCAAACACTTTTTTGTATACTTGTTCGTCAAGTCCGTATACAAATCCAGGTTGTACTTCTGTTAAGTATTTAGGATTCTTATCAGGAACTACACTTCGCCCAGTCCATCCTACTACTCTGCCTTCAAAGTAGAAAGGAATAATTAGTCTATCACGATAACCTAAACTAGGAGACCAGTAATAACTTGTGTCGTCTGTATTTAGATTACGACTAGCCATGTATTCAAGTACTGCCATGCTGTACTTGTTAAAGTCTGTTATGTCTGTAATTTTAATAGCATCATCTGGCAACGGGACAGTATTGAATGTAGGAAGTTGTGCTACTTGTGTTTGAGCTACAACACCTTCATTCTCTCTCATAACCTCAAGTGCCACCTTGTTGATTATATCATCAGGCGCTCCCATCCATTGGAGAAGTTTACGCAACTTGTGACTAAAGTTCCTGCCCGGTTGCCAGGATGCCTTGAAGCCGCAGTTAAAACAATGATAACTTACGCCTCCATCTGGGTTGCTTATTAAGCCACCTCTACCTCGAGTGTCTGCACTGTTGCCATTGTTATGACAGCAAGGCGCATTGAAACTTAGCCAGCCACTAGGAGTTGTCTTCCGCTTAGCCGGCAAGTATGTCAGAACTGTATCGTTTACTACACTCATAGTATTATTATACTATCAAATTGTAGCTATGTCAATCAGTTTCTTAGTAATATCTTAGTTATTTTATCGGTTGGGTCTTGTGTAGAAACAACTCTAATGTTACTGTATACTCCGTTAAAATTTACAGTCTTAGGTTCTGTCTCGTCGCCAACGAATGTTACTGTTGCTATGTCTGCCCAATTTGTTTGATTAGTCACTTGGTTTTCAAGTGTGGCTTGTATTGTAATATCACCGTCAAACAAATTTGTATATACTGCCATAGTATGTAATGCTTCGTTACCGTTTATTCCAGGTTGTGCTGTTGCATATCCTAAACTCCATATACCATCTGAAATTTCAGAAATAGCGCCAGTTACTTCTATTGTTTTAGCAGGACCAGGAAATGCTTCGCTACTTAAAAATATTACGCCATTCATTCCAAAGTGTGTGTCCGTATATGTAATTACAGCATTGCTATCACCATCTTCTAAATGTAATGTATATTTTAAATACTGCTGGCTTAAATTTAAAGTATCATTTTGCAATATAGTAACTTTGGCTAGACCTTTATTAATGAACACTGAACTATCTGTAGTTTGTAAACTAACACCTGTATGTTCTATAACTAGTCTGTCTTGATCATCAAACGCCATAAACTTTATAGTATAGTTACTAATGTCTACAGGTTTTTGATCTGCATTTAAAATTTTAAATTCTAAGACATTGTCTATGCCTTTATATACTTGTATATGTTTTTGATACACTGGTCTATACTCCGTAATGATGCCTGCTTCATTAGCTACAACTTCTGTTCTGTTTGAGACTAAATATCTAGGTACTAATTGCATATTATTATTTATCGGAATTACATGTTAACAAAAGACATACAAGAAAATTATCCATTCATAAGCGTAGTTACTTATGGCGGTAACGAATACGTTGGTATAATTGCCAACCAAGATCAGTACGTTACTACAATGTACGTATTTACAGATTTGAAATCAGATATTGAGAAGCAACAGTTTCTCGAAGTAGGTGAGATATGGTGGTGGGAATCTAATCGAATGATACCTATTAACATCTTCTTAAGACTAGAAATGGAATACTTTAAGTACAGTCTTATTACAATGAATAGCAAGGATGTAAAAGTATCATTAGGACCGTGTGTTAACTTAAATGATTTACAGGTAAAAAGAATAAAGCGTAAAAATGTACAACTTGTAAAGAATCCAAAAAACTAGTTACTTATAACGTTTTGTATATAAGTTATCACGATATCTTTTACTGCTTTGATCAAACATACTATCAAAAATAAAGCTTCTTACTCTACCAATCATACTTGAATGATCACCGACCACTGTTTCCATTTCGTAATCTTCTCTCTTAAACGGTATTACTTGTACTAGAGGCATACCTCTTGGAAGCTCAACTGTTTCATCAAGAGGTGCTGTAAAGAATGTATTAACATGAATTTCATGATAAGAATCTGTATCAATAATACCTTGCATTGCTTCTATATGAGGGCTAGTCTGATAATATGGACTTACTAACATTACACTATAACCAGGAGGAGTTACAATAGCCCAAGGGTTAAAAAACTTAACACTTCCATTAAATGTATTTTCTTTAAACGGATAATGTTCTATTTGTGCCTTTGCATGAATTGTCATTTGAAAATGATCAGACACTGCTGGCGGCGTCATAAATTGTACATTGTTGTGTATTCTTTTCAATTTGAAATCACACCACAACGGAATAATATATCCCATGCTGAGTATATCTAATATTGCAGGACACTTTCGAACTGTAGAAGCATCCATTGGACTATTAGGATTTAACTTTGGTGTTTGTTGTTTAAACCATTCAGGCCAAAATTTTGAAGCAGGAACTGGAGGCATTGCTGTTTGTAGTTCTTCTATCTCAGTAAAAAATTTAATCTTTGTTGTCATTTAAGTTCTCGCATATTAAGTTCATATGTACCCGACATGCCACAGCATAACTTATAGCATGTGCTTTTTTAAAATAGTATTCACCGTTTGTTGGTTTTATCCATACTTCCTTCATTATCTTTTCCCAACTCTCGTCTGCTAGGTGCCTCTTCGCTGGCCGAATAATTGCTAAAGTTGCTGCCAGTTGTTCCACCGATGAGGGCCTCAATTTTTTTAAGAGAGGACCGTGCCCGTTTAGATGAAAGACTTTTTCGCTGAAGTCTGTGTGTTCCAGTAGTTGCCATAATGGTTCCCTTTCCATAAGTTCTTGTAGATGTGCCTCATCTCTAACATCTTTGTATATAGACACATTTAAAAAATCTAATTTAAAATAGCCGCGTTCTTCAGCTGTCTTGTGTTCGATTGTAGATAAGTTATCCACAGGGTTGTGCGGAATCTCTGTAGTGTAAACTCCAGTATTATGTTTTTTATCTGTGTTTAACTTTGCTACACGATGTTTAAGTTGAGATAATATAATATCTCTATCTGCAAAGTCAATATCGATATCAGGCATTATTAAGTTCCATCCAGCGTTGTACTACTGGCATAAGTTGTTGATGTGCATCAGTAAACCATTTTTCAATATGATAATCTACTCTGCTTGGTTGTTCTGTTTTTACTGTTCGCATATCCATCCATACAATGTAATCAGGATCTAAATACTCAACTGCTTCATTTGTGTTACAACGTTTGTCTATTACTACAGTCTTGCCTGTGGCAACAATGCCATCTACATATCCACGAAGTTCATTTGCGTAACTGTCTTTGGTAACATATTGTGCGCCTAATAGTTCTGCAAATGGCTTTGCTAATGTAGTCTTTCCTGATCCTTCAGGCCCGCATATTAATATCTTCATAAGTTTGATTCCTTTGCAACATCTTTTACTAATTGTACATCACTAGGTAATCTTCTAAAACGCATTGACCAATGCTCGGGATTAATTACATGATATACCATTTCTAGTTGTTCATTATTAAATTTACCCAACATAGCTTTTCCACTAGCACAGTTTAAAATAAGCCACGGACTAATCTTGCCATCTTTGATATCCCATACTGCCCTATTTAATCCAATATGCTCAAAGTAATGATGCCACGGAGCAGGTTCGTTTTCAGCAGCCCATTCCATCATTGTTTTTACACTACGCTCTAATGCTGTAGTTACGTCTTCTTTTAGAATAAACTCTAATACATATTTTTCATATAGCGTATCTCTACACCAGTGATCTAACTTAACTCCGCTTGTTACAACATAGTCAATATACTTTTCAGGATACAACGGCTTTACATTACTAATGAAGCTACCAAACTTAACAAACGCATTGTAATAAGGTGAAGAAGCAAAGTCTTCATATGTTTTTTCTTTTTTGTTACCTGCACTTAGTTTATAGAATCTACCGAATGCATAGAAGCCATGACGTACACGTTTCTCATCTTTCTGTAATGCTCGTCTCTTCTTTTCACACATGTGCGCTGCCAGAGTTTTCTCTCTTACATAACCGCTTCCACAGTATTCACATATGTATGGCTTCTCAGAGTTTGACATCAATGTCATGTTCCTTAGCCAATTCTTTGAGTTCTTTTTTTGTAGATATTCCAGCAAGTAGTTCTACCTCATCTTGTTTCATATTAGGGTATATTTGTTCAAGCAGTTTTATACCTTTATTGTTGTCTGCTGATTTTTTCTTAAAGCCAATATATTGATGAAATTCCATTTTACCAGTTGCACCACTCATACAAAGCAACTGCCACATAAGTTCTTGATGTCCGTTTTCTTTACCTACACCAATTGTATTAAAATGTTTATTATAGTATTCATTAACTTTTTTGATAGCACGTTCTTGTTTTACTTGTCCACCACTTACGTTACTAACGTATCTGTTTAACAACCAAAAGCCTACACTCTTCTTTTCTTCTGCTGAGAATTCTTTCCAGGCGCCTTTGTAGTTCATATCTACACAACCTAGTATTTGTTTTAAGTTAAGTTTTTCTTGTGCCATTCTTCTACGTCCTCAGGTGAATTTATCTCTACTCCATTATAGTATACACTCAAACAGCCAACTTGCCAACCGTTTTTTAACCAGCGTAACTGTTCAAGTTTTTCAACTTCTTCTTCACGCTCTACAGGTAAGCCAGTATACATTTCTAATGGATTACGTCTATACCCATATACTCCTAAATGCCAATCTCCGTACCCAGTCATGCCTCTACCAAACCACAGAGCTTGATCGCCGCCTCGTACCATCTTAACTGAGTTAGGATCGTTTTGTTTGTCTTCGGGCATGTCTGTAAACACTGTTGTTACAGGATAATGCTTTAAGTGCCATAGTGCTTTTTCAA